ACTACCATCTGATTGGCAAAATTTTTCATTATTTAAATCAAGTTTTGTTTCTACACTCATTTATCTATTTTTTTTTATTTTTTTATTATTAGTTTATAAACCCAACTGCGCTCCATTTAGTACCGTTATAAATATATGTTATTGAACCATAATTAGTGTTAATTGTTGAACATTCAGCATCATTAATATAATATCCATTACCATCAACCGTTATTGGGTCTAATAGAGCGTTACCACAAGTATCAACAATAATCACTCTTTGCCCAACAACTGGGGAATCATATAAAAACAAACAAGAAGCACCTGACACCCCAATAAAATCATCATATCTTGTTGCATTATAAACATTACCAATATTATTAACATTTACAACATTGGAATTATCATAAACCCTATTAACAACAAATTCTTTATCCACTAAACTTCTATCAATAAAACATGAACTATAATCAGCATCATAACGTAAAGCATTTGCATCCAAATAAACTGATTTGGCAACATTTGCTGTTTTATTACCGAAAGAAATATGTTGTCTAGCAACATTAAACGAACTACCATTCGAACCATTTTCCCAATTTTGAACATTAAAATATAATGGACATGCTGATACCGACCACCAATTTCCAGTCATACCAGAATCTCTTGAACAAACACTAAATATTGATTGATTATAAATATTACTTAATGAATACTTAAATAAACCGTAATCATTTACACTATGTGTTGTTAAACAAACTGTTTTATTACAAGTATTTATTTTTGTGTTTTCAGTTAAAAAACCACCCAATTTAACATTTCGAGATGCAACACATAAACCATTTGAAACCCCACTAAATGTAGTATTAATAACATATTCTTTATCAACTAATGAACGATTTGTATAATTACTATGATAACAATTATTATAAACCAATGCATTATTGTTTAACTTATAACCAAAATTATTACCACCAATAACCGAAATAGTTTCAACACCTAATGTCGGATTAAACGTGCTTATACTATAATTATTAGTATCACCACGTGTACCAATAACTGCTTTATTATTTAAAATACTTGAATCGTCTCTACATATTTCAACCCTACCACCAAACCAATTCGTTAAATTTGAACCATTACCAACAACAAATTTAGATGTTGATGCATATGGTAATTCTAACATAGTATTACCTGTCAATACACCACCTAAACTAACATCATGATTGCTATATTTCCTTAAACCATTGGTAACCCCAGTTACTGTATTATTTAAATAATTTTGATTTGTTGTATTTAGTGATATTTGGTTACTATTCCAAATTAACCCATTACCCACGATATTTGTTCCATTAAAATCTACAACATATGAACCATTAACATTTGTAACATCAATACCAATACCAGATACAACTGGATTAATTCTTGTAAATTCTGTAAAAATTAAATCATCCACACCAACATCAACAGGGTCTTCGGTTGTTAAAACAAATGAATACCCTGCATTAGTATCACCTGTTAAAACAAACATATATGAACCACTCACAACATTACTACTATTATCAAAATCACTTGACCTACTCCACCCACCAACAGCAGCATCATAAACACCGTTATCAGCTAATGTATTTTGATTTTTAACTAAAACACGATTACCAGCAACCAATTGATATCCATCAATAACAAGTAACCCTGTTAATGTTATATTTTCTGTTGTAGCAACATTAACTGCTTGTTTAGGTCTAATTCCTTGAGATGTACTATCAACATACTCTTTATCTACTAATGAACGATTAGTATAATTTCCACTATAATTACCTGCATATTGTAAAGTATATTCACTAATACCACCATTAAATATGGTATTACCAGTTAATATCCCACCCAATGAAACTATATTATTACCATTATTAAGTGTTAAACCATTATTCACATTAACACTTCCACTACCATTATTTTTTATTATTAAATCTAAATCACTAATACCATCACGATACCAATACTCAACACCCATAATATTAACGGTCAACCCAATATGTCTAAAATGTAAAGGTATTTCATTATTCACCTGAAGTACACTATTCCAACTTTGACTAACATTTAAATATTTACTTTCTGATGGTTTGTTTGCTTGAATTAATATATTATCATTATATTTTATACTCATAATTTTCTCTATTTTATATTTAGGTTATTATTATTGGATTATTTGAGCTTGCATTTGTTTCATACCAACTCACATAAACATCATATTTACAATTACTCCACAAACCATCCCAAGAACTTACAGATACCCCATATGGTGAATCAAATAAATTTGATTTATCCACACCACCAATTACACCAGTATTACCACCATTAACACACCAACAAGATTTAATATTAGCACAAGCTGGTAATGCGAACCATAAATATTTACCTGTTGATTCGTAAGGTATTGATATTGGGTTATTATCTACAACCTCAACACATTTTCCACCTAAACCATTATAACCATATGTTGAAATACATAAACCGCTTAGAGTTTGGCTTTCACTCAACCCCCAATACCATGGTAAAATACCCTCAATTTCAATATCTTTTCCCATTGTTTCCCCACATCCTAAAGGTGTTGAATAAATATTACCTTTACTATCATAAGGTTGTACACCATTTGAATATGTAACCGAAACAGATTGTCTTTGTATTCCATCCCTAATAATATATGAACTAACATCATAAAAATGAGCATCAACACCTGGACTATATTCACTTATATTGGCAATATCACCAGAAAAATTAAAAAATCCTGAATCACCAGCTCTTTTATCAGAAACTGCACTATATTGAGGGTTAATACAACCCTTATCATAACAAGCTGCTAATACAAAATTACTAAAATGAGTACCAATTTCAAAAATAGTATCATCGTTATATTGGTTATTAATAACCTTTCTTAATGTTACTGATGGATTAGTTAATGTTGGGTATAATGTTGGTACTAGAAGTTGTTCTAGAATACTAAACGTATTTCTACCAGTTAGTGTCGTGTTTGCAGGTATACCACCAACAGATATACTACTTGGTGATTGACAATTATAAGCAGTATTAATACCACCAGTGCTATGAATTACAACACTATCACCATAATCAACAACATTAGTATTACCACTACCCCTCAACCTCTTTAGAACAAAATTATTGTTTGAAGTACCACTATATACACCCACACCAACAGATAAACTATTAGACATACCATATGTTGTAGTTTTACCCGAAATTCTTACAAATGATTCATCCTCATAAACATTTATTATATTAGGTGTATTACTTACAACCGTTTTAAAATTTAAATTATTATTTGTTTTATCTTTAAAAACTCTAGCACCAATAGTAATAGTACCCCCTGTTGTTAAACTACCAAGTACACTGCTAATTGCAACATGTGAACCATTACTATATGCTTGTCCAGGTGTAAACTCCGTTACTGTATATGGAAATCTATTAACACCATCATAATATTGTGGTTTTCCACTTGATTGAAATGTACCGATTTTTGTACTAATATCACCATCAATAAATAACCAACCCAATAAATCACCACCACCAACATATTCATTCCAAATCCAAGATTTTGTTAAAGTACCATATTTAACAAACCCTCTTTTAGCAATACCATCACTAGGTATGCCAACACGTATATATCCACTAGAATCCCTATAATAGTTATTATATAGTGAATTATATACACCATCATAATCACTATTAGTTAAATGGTCAATAGGTAGTCTTAACACCCCACTAGGTCCACTATAAAAACCCATGTTTGTACCACCTGTAACATAATCAGATAAAGATATTTGTGTATTATATTTTTTTTCAATTAAATCAGTATCAGTTAAACCATCTTTATACCAATATTCAACATTATCAATATTAACAGTTAACCCTAAGTATCTTAAAGATATTGGTATTTGTGTATTTACCTCAGAAACTGAAATATATGGTTGATTTTCAGCATTTAAATATTTAACATCCACAGGCTTACCTGCTGAGATTAATATGTTATCATTTATTTGTATACTCATACTATTATCTATTTTTTATTTGAATATTTGTATTTATTTGTGTTTGATAATTACTTAAATATACCTTATATGTAAGACCAGCCCAATATTGACTACTTACATTAGTTACCAAATCTTTATCTGGAAATAAATTACCACCAACAGAAACACTACCACCAATATTTCCATTATTAAAATCATTTATAAACCATTTAGTTTTATCTGAACTTGTAGATGGTATTGCAACCCATACATAATCATCAACTGTACTGTTAAAATTAATAATAATCGTTTCTTTACTACTAGATACAACTTTAGTACCACCAGTTATTGTGTTTTTTGTTATTGTCGGTCTATTAACACCTGCAGGAACACCACCGCTAGCAATAATACCATAATAAAATGGGTATATACCACATAAGCTAATTGAATTAAAATTGGTTTTTGATTCTGGTAACGGTGCACAATAATTATCACCATCACTATCTAATGGTTGTTCACCAATACTATAACATACCCTATTACTTAAAGTATTTTTACCAAGGGTTACCTCGTGATTATCAAATGTTCTATTGTCAACTAAACCAGTATTATTAAACGTTGAAGTGTTACCCCAAACATTATATTCATATAAAATAGGTAAACCACTTCTATATCCACTAGTACCATAACTTGGGTTAATAGTACCCCTATTAAATGTTGATACAGTATCGACCGAAATTATATTACCAACCTCAACATAATTACTACCATTTGTAACAGTAAAAACACTACTTGGATTAGTAAATGTCGGATATGTTGTTGGTACTAAAATATCTTGTAGTATACATGTAACACTACAACCATATATCTCACTTCCTGTGGGTAATCCCCCAACAGTGCATGTTGTTGGTGATTTACCAACATAAGTACCCCCACTTGATGAGTTATCACTTAATATCATTTTACCACCTAAATAAGTTAAAACCTTATTATCAGTACCACCAGTTAATATTATTGGGATTTTTAAATTATTATCACCAGTTATTGTTAAACCTGACGGATTTATAATATTTGTTTGACCTGATAACGATAATGTTGTATCAATTACCTGTTTAAACTGTTCGTCACTTAAATTTGGTCTACTAAAAAATGCCATATTCGATTTATTATATTTCTTATTATTTTCATAACTTAATGACCGTCCAGTAAGTTACTGAAACCGAACACTTCTGCTCGGTTTTCATACTAATAAATACAATAAAATTCAAATAAAAACAAAAAACCCCACATTTCTGTGAGGTTTTTACAATAAAGTATAAATATTTTGAAGCGAGAGAGGGACTCGAACCCCCGACTTCTTTTGAAAGTTTCGGCTTATGAGACCGACAGGTTAACCAACTACCATAACCTCGCAATATATTATATATACGTGAGATTTTTAAAAAGGTTACAACAGTACATTAATTTTAACAAATATTAAGAATTTCTTTTATTTTTTAGAAAATTCATCAAATCTGTATGATTAAAATCAGGATTTGAAAACATTTGTTCAATACTATCAATATCTTGTTGTGGTAATGGTGTGTTTTCAACTATATTAGGGGTGGTCTTTGGTACAAAACTCATATCTACTTCGGGGTCTTTAATCACCTCTAATACTGGACTAGCATCTATTTCATGTTCTTTGATTATCAATCCATCATCAACAGGTGTATTAACATCTTTAATTATCAATCCATCATCAACAGGTGTATTATTAATATCTTTAATTATTAACCCATCGTTAACTAAATTATTATCTTTTTGAATAAACCCATCATTAATAGGTAATGTTTTAGATATTAACTTATCTTCATTAATTATTGTTTTATTTTCAGCATCCATGAACTGTGATTTTAAATCATTGAGAATATTTTCTTTTTTGTTTTCTTCAAACATACTAGTTACCTTACTATTTAATTTATCAACATCATGTTCATCAATTTTCTTCAACCCTTTGTTCATGATATTATTATTTTTAAAGGTTTCCTCAATCCTAATTTCTAAAGTATCGTTATTAAAAATAGCATCTTTATAAAATTGACCATCTTTTGCAAATCTTGCTTTAACAATACTAATATTTGCTAAATTAGCTTCCTTTTGTTCTTGTGTTTTTTGAATTGACATAAAGAAGTGTGATTTTTGAATTCTCTTAATAGACCCACCACTGTGATGTGCACCAATAATCTCTGTTTCAAACCCACTTCTATTTGTTTGTATTGCTGTCCATGCTGGTATATTAAAATCCCCAGCAAGTGCCTCAAAACTCTTTATAACAACAATCTCACCGTCATTCAAATTAGCGGTTTTTTTATGTGAATTAACACAATCAAGATAGTCTAATATTAATATGTCAAACTTAATACCAAATTTCTTTTGATATGATTCTAACCATGCTCTAATATCAATCATTGTTGTGGTTTCCTGACTCATTCTTTTAATAACAAGTCTACCATTACCTTTTATCTTACTAATTTTCTCATTTACAAGTTGGGTTGCTAATTCGTATTCATCATCCAATTGACTTAAAGGAATCCCACTCCAAATCGTATAGTGTTTTCTTTTAACTTGTGGAATAGTATCTTCAAAAACAATTTGTGCTACATTTTTACCCTCTTCGTAAGCAGTATTAGCAATTTTTGTTAATGTGGTTGTGTTATGTGTTAAAATAAAATCATCAGTAACATATAAATGGTCATCATTACTAACATATATACATTGTGCATCTTCTTCATGTGAGTATTCAATAGATGAAATATATTTATTATATTTATATTTCTCTCTATAAATAACCCTATCTTGTTTTCTTTTTAATCTAAACAATTTAATATTTGAATCTGTAAATGACAAAGTTAAAATGTTTATTTTTTTACATTCAATAACAACACCATCTTTTTTATACTTACCAATTTTAGTTTTTATTTTACAAAACCCACCTAATGATAACACTAATTCACGAACATCTTCAGCTAATTTATCGGAAACCGTATAATATTGAACCCTACCGCTTTTTGAAGCATACCCATCACTATCTAATAAACCCTGTAATAATGAAATCCTATTTTCAATAGAACTATTTTTATATTCGATAGGTATTAATTTTTTATCAGAACCAACATTTAAACCTAAATTTACAATTTTATCAAATAAAAGATTTTTTTTACCAACAATACCAGTAATACCAAATGTTATAGTATCAGATACTTGTTTGACATTTAAATCAGGATATTCATTATTTATTATTAATTTAACCTCATCAATAATCTCTTTATCAATATTTGTAAATTTTACACCATTTCCACTTAACCCACCATCACCAATTAAAATACCTAACAAATATGGATTGATACCAACACCATTATTTACATATTGTACAGGTTTTACTATTGGAATTCTGTAGTTTAATTTAACTCTTTTACCGTACACTTTATAGTTACCTATTAACTCTTTAGTGGTTTTTATCTTAGAGTATGAAAAATCGGGACGTTTAACACATTTACCTTTAATTGTAGTATTATTGGTTCTTAAATTAAGGTCATTAACAGCCCATAAATGTTCTTCATCACAAAAAGTTTTAGTACCATCATTAAATTCAATTTTATAAATTGGTCTTTTACCTTGGGGGTAAACACCTAATACCTTCTGTGTACCACCATCACTACCAATAACCTCATCATTAACCTTAATATCACCCATTAATTTCCAACCATTAGGTGTTGCAATTTTACTTGATAATGGTTGAGCTTTTCCTACACCGCTGGGACTCAGGATTATACCAATTTCACCCTTACCTAAACCACCACCAGTGACGGTGTCGATAACATGTATCCCCGTTGGAATAGTTTCTCTAAATTCCTTTTTTAAAGCATTTTCAACATTTTCAATAACCTCTTCACCATCATCCTCAGTATCCCCAATACGAGTAATTTTTTGAAAATTTTCCTCTAATTTGGAAATATCATCAATTTTTCTCATACCACCCCTTTTAACCATACTAACAATAGTTTCACCCATTTTTCTATATTCTTGCTGTTTTATGAATAAGTAGGATGATTTTTTAACAGTATCACCATCATATAAATGTGGTTGGTTGATGGCCATTTCGTTAAACATTTCAATTTTCTTCAATATCGTGTTTAAAGACTCCTCTTCAATTAGATTGTTAGGGGTTTTAAACATGGTTATTGCTTGATATATACTTTTATTAATTAAATTGGGTATAGTTCCAAATTCATCAACGAATTCCCTGATGATAATAAATAACCTTTTCATCATCGGTTCATCAAAATATTCAACATGTAAATTTGGTAGTATTTTATTAGCAAATTCAGGTTCTACCAAAAATTGCCACATAAATTTTTGTTGAAATTGTACACCAAGGTATTCGGTGAAAGTGTTATTATCACCATTTTTATTATTTTCCATATAAATTATTTGAAAAAGCTACTAAAATCTAATTTAGTAGCTTTTAAATTTATTAATTATTTATTTAATCTAGCTAAGTGTGAATAACGTTCACCAACAGAAAACTCTCTAATTTGATTTATAGTAAATCCTAATTTATTAATTAAATCATAATCATCCCAAATATTTTTTCTATCAGCTTTGATTAATTTTTCTTTAATATCACAATTTACAATAAATTCAATATTATCAGCTATATCAAAAGACCATCTACAAACAGGATTAAATTCATTAACATAAAAAACCCTTTCAACAATAGTCTTATCATTAATATATAACCCAATTTTACATTCAACACCTCTAATTGTTCTTTCTTCAATTTTTTGAGAAATTGAAATTGGGTTATATCTCATATTATGTCGATACCTCACATTGTAACCATTAATCATTTTTTGATTATATTGATAAAGGTCAAGTTTATCACTAAATTGGGTCTCATAGGATTTTTTTGATAGTGTTCTTTGTAGTGATTTAATAATTTTTGGTAATACATCCCTAATATCCACAGTATATCTTGTAAAGGGGTTATAAACATCAGCATCAAATACTCGTTCGCATAATTTCACATCTCCTTGAGTGAGTGTGAATCTAAATTCATTATTGTAATCTTTTTCTGTCATTATTATTATTTTTTAGTTTATCGTTTAACTCTTACAAAGATACTACAATTTTTTATAAAATCAAAGCAATTTTTTATTTTTTTTGAAATTCTTTTAACAATTCTTTTTCATTCATTATTACTGAATAAAAAGGTTCTATATATTGAACAAATGTACTTTTATAGATTGATAAAAAATCATCCTCAAGCATCATATTATACAAATTTTTACTATTTCTATCATCTGATGAAAGTGGTAATTTTAAATTTTCTAATTCGTTTATAGCATCCTCATTTAAAATCGGTTCTCTAAGGTTTACTAATTGATAATTTATCTTTAATCTATCAGTACTAGATAATAATAATTCGAGGGTTTTAATCGGTTTTTTCTTATTTTTAACCCTTTCTTCATTTATTTTTTTTGCTTCAATACATATTTCCCTTACTGTTATTTCATGGTATCCTATCTGAGGAAAATATTTTAATAAAACAGTTTCACCCATTCCAGGGATACCTTTAATATTATCTGATGTATCACCACAAATAATCTTCATTACTAACGCATTTTTATAATAATGATTAAAATACATCATATAGTTTTGTTTAGTAACTGGTTCATCAATAGTTGAAATAAGCATACATATGTTCAAATCTAATAATTGAGCAAAATCCCTATCATTTGATAATAAAAAAATTTCTTCAAGATTGTTGTAATTTAAACAATATTTTGCAATTAAATCATCAGCCTCAATATCATCAACTTCAATCTGTCTCATATATAACTCTTCAGCATAAGCTTGAATCCTCATTCTTTGTTTTAGTATTGATTCACTCTTCTCTTTTTCTTTTCGAATTTCAGCAGCAGTTAATTCAATTTTTTTATACCATTCCTTATTCTTTCTATTTGCTTTATACTCCCTATCAATACGATATCTATATACACCACCACCTTCACCATCCCAAACTAAAACAACCTTATTAATTTGATACTGCTTGATTAGTTTTCTTATTGAGGTAAAAAAAGAATACAAACCACCAATATGTCCAAATTTGGTGGTTTGTACGTCTTTAGCACCGTGAAAAGAGCGTTTTAGTAGATTAGAAGCATCAACTAACAAAGTTCTAGTTTTCATTTATTTATTTTTAAATATTTCATCAACCCAGTTATTTTTACATGCAATACTATAAGCACGAGTATATTCATGCTTAAAATCTTTTCTAGTGTTAAAATTTTCAGCATACTTAGTAATATTTTCTTTAGTCCAAAATGATGATGGGTATCTTTTTTTATAATTCAACATAGGATAGATTATATCTCTCCAACCATACTCTCTAATTTTTAAATATAAAGCATGATTTCTATTCATTAAATCAACAACCGATTTATATTCAGGAATTAATGTTTTTACGTACTCTAAATCACTATATCTATGTTTTCTATCACTACATCCAAGTCCACCTGTTTTAGCTCTATTAAGTATATTCCAACCATTTTTTTTATAGTATTGTAAATATTCCTCCTCCAATTTAACAGCTTCATCAACCTTAACATAATCAGTAAGCTGTTTATAAACTGGTGTATGGTTCGTTTCACGTATATACATGGTTACAGTATCACTTGCTCTATTTTTTCTTTTAGCTTGTCTAAGTTCCATTGAATATGTTAAACCAATATATACTGAGTTACTTTCATGAAATTCTATACTATATATACATCTAAGATATGCATTATTTAGGGGTTTCATATGAGAACATATCTCATCAATATATCCACGTTTTAAAGCAGCACAATAACTACCACCATCATTTTTTTTATAATCAACCTTATGTTCGTATCTCAATGCAACCTCCTGGCATCTTTCTTTTGTCCAATAATTTCTAGGTTTTCTCATTTTAATAAAAACATTTAAGAATCAAATTTTTTAACTATAAAAAAGTATTGTTTGGTAAAATTTTATATGGTTGATTATTATCATCATCACCTTGTTCTGTAACTTCAGTTATTTTAGTTTTAATATCATCAGCATTAACATCACTACCAAACAAATTACGGAAATATAGAATATTTTTCTTTTTATATGCATCGATATCACTAGGATTAATAAACCCATGAGGTGTTGAAATAATTTTTCCCTCCATGGAGATACCACCTAATGGACCGTCAACATGATTTTTAGCAATATTAACTTTTGCTTCAACACCATATGCAACATCACGTAATTTACTTGTGGCTGTAACCCTGCTAGTACCATGAGTTATAATTCCACCAAAATTATAAATTAATCTAGAACCAAAATAAAATGTTTCACCACCTTTATGTTTCACAACTTTATTCATTGAATCATACCATATTTTTTGTACCGCAACAATGGTGTTAGTGTATTCCTTACTAATCTTCCTACTATTAGGTATGGTGTTATTCAATAATGACATAAAGGATTTTTCGTACGCACCAGAGTTCCAAAGATTATTATCTGAGTCGTTCTTTTCTAATGCATTAATAGTTTTAATACAATTTAAAGTACCAATACTATCAATTGCAAAAAATAACTCCCGTGGTAAATTACCAATTGCTTGTTGGTCTAAGAAATAGTAGATACATTTCGCTAAATCCTCAATAGCAGCCTCATTTCTCTTATTATCTTGTAATTTTCCGAAATGTTCTAATAAGTATTCGTTATCAATAATAATATACTCACCATCCCAATCGAAACCCATTAATTCGAGTCTTTCTGTACCTAGGTTATTTTCGGTATCAATAATGATTGGTAGTAACCCCATTTTTTGTGCATTAACAATACCTCTACAAAGAGCAGTACTTTTACCAGTATTACTATAACCTCTACATAAATTAACATATCCTTTAGCAAATCCAGGTAATCCTGTGATTTCTTCTAATGCATCATCACATTTAATCCAAACTAATGGCTTATCAGGTACATCCTCACCACCAATACTTTTTTTGAAATTATCTAATGAAAATGATTTTTTTGCTAAAGGTGCTGGGTTTCTAGTTTTATCATTTACGGGAACTTCAGGTTCAACCTTTTTTTTATTATCTATTTTACTCATATTTTTTTAGTTTAAAAAAATAGGGGTAGTTTTTAATTACCCCCTAAATTAAGTTAATTTTTAGAATGGTAAATCTGAAAATTCATCACCATTTGTTTCCACAGGTTCAGAAGCACTATTTTCTACTGGTTCTGATTTTTTTAAATCAGCAGTAATTTCAACAGCATCATCTTTAAAAGTACCAACCATTTCAGCTTTCATTTCATTAATTTGTGGTACATATACTAATTCTGAATCAATATCTGATGCCATTTCATATGATTCATTATCATCATCAGCATCTAAATCTCTATTACGATTATTAGCAGCTTCCTCTAAATCAGGTCTTCCTGGAAATACCCAATGTTTGTTATTTTGGTCACTATCATCCCAATATGGGTTATTACCTTGTGCAGTAAGAACTAAAAACTCATAAGGTGTAATATTAGGTGCTTTTTTAGCAACAAATACATCTCTCCAGCTAATCTCATCGTTCAACCATTGGTCTGTTACAATTTGGTCAGTGCTGAGCTTAGATGGCATTTTTGGTGTAATTGCAGAAATTGCTTTATAAACTTTTCCATTAAATTCACTATCAGCCATAGTAATATTTAAATCACAACCATTGTTAACATCAAAGAATGCTTGTTTGTGTTCTTCGCCAAAAACTTGAAGTGCTGGAATTAGTTTATCTAAAACACCTTGTTTTTTGTAGTTGTGTTTAAATCTCCAAAATTTAACACCATCTTTATCTTTACCTTTATCAATACCTCTTAAGATGTAGAATTTTTTTGCTTCCCATTTAACAGCTTCCTTATAAATAGCATCGTTAGCTTCTTTAATAGGTTTTTGTTCTTCAGTTAAATTTTCTTTTTTTATATATTTAATACTTTGGTCTTGTTTAGCAATTAATGCTTTATGTTTTGCACATAAAGGACATGGTGCTGGAATCATAATTGGATTACCTGCGCTATCAACCATTGGCTGACCATTAGCATCCATTTTCTGTACTTTTGGGTCGTTGTGAGCTGGACAATATATAATTGTTCCATGTTTTTTTACACCACCAGAAGCATTAGTTGTAACCACATGAAAAAAAGCTTCTTCAATTGGTTTTCTACCTGGTTTAGGTGGCAAGATTCTAAATGTTTCTTTGGTGTTACGTGGTACGAAATATTTTGCTAAAATTTCATCACGTGATTTTCTATTATTAACACTTTTTTCATTTTGATATGAAGCTAATAATGATTGGGTGTACTCTAGAGCACTTTGGGTTTGTTTTTCATTTTCCATTTTTACAATGTTTTTAATTTTACAATAATTTTTTTTTCAGTTTATAAATTATATTTCCAATAATTTAAATTTCAATACAAAGGTACAGTTTATTTTTAATAAATACAAGGAATTTTAAAAATAATTTAATTTTTATTCAAAAAAAACCTTGTTTGAAACAATATTAAATGACTTTTCAGTTTTAGTGATTACCACATTATTTGTTTTATATCTTAATTGAAGATAATATTCTTGTGGTATTAACCATCTAGTATCTAATTTAAAGAAATAATGTTTATCATTTCTATTTAATTTACTAAATGGTATTATATCTATTTCATATTTATCACCAACTCTATAGAAAATTCGATACTCAATATCATCTAATAATAGTGAGTTACCATCAGGATATAGTGATTTAAAATTAACGATAATTTTTCTATTTTCAAATGTTGATATTTTTTCACCATCAGCAATACCTCTAAGTGTTAAATGATAATTATCAGGATTAAAATAATCATCAACAATATTTTCACCTAGAACATAAAAATCATTTTCATATTTTATGTTTTTTTCATTAATAGTTAAATCCCAAATATCATTAAATATTATATTATCAGGATAATCATTTGAAGATACATCTAATGATATTTTATATATTCCATTTTCAACCATTATAATCTCACCACCATCAATTCTTTTATATGTTTTTCCATTAAAATCAATAATATCAACATGATTAACTGTAACATTACTATCTAAATATTTTTTATTAAGATATAAATATAGTTCATTATTATTATTTATATAGAAGCATTTTCTATCATCATAAATCTCATCATCGATAATAGTTTCTAGATATGGTTCATATACAGTATTGGTATTTTTTGTGTGGAAAGCAACAGCATTTCTTAAATTGGTTACTAGATTTTCGTATTTATCTGAAAATTTTAAACCAAACCCATAACTTGTTTCACCGCTTAAAATATTATTAATATGTTCAGTAACATCAATTTCAATGTTTTCACAACCCTTATCAAAATGTTGTGTTCCTATAATTTCAGTAACACCACTAGAATACGAACCCTCTTGTTGCCACATATTATCCGTTTTAGAATTATACCAGTTTGATGCTTGGTTTGTGGTTGAAATTACAACATTATTATAAATAAAATCATACCCACTACCCTCATCCCATTCTTCATTTATTTTATATAAATCCAAATCAAAACTAGATGCTCTTTGTATTTCAGCACTATACGATACTTTACCAACATATTCAGTTGCTATTGATATTGTATTTGTGAAATGTAATACATGTTTTTTTATCTTGTTTAAGTCTATTTTTCTATCTAACATATCTTTTGTTAGATTGTCCAGGTTAATATCAAAAATAAATCTACTCACCTGTTTTTCAGAAGTACCGTATGATATTTCAGCAACAGGATTTTGTGAATTATTAGTATAATTACCCTGTATTAAAGTATTGTTTTTTTTTAAATATGACCTAAATATTGACATAATGTTTTTTTTTATTAGATATTTATATCGTTAACATTTTTGGGTGTGTAATTATCAAATTCACTATCTTCATTAGTAAACCCACCATCGGTATCTGAAAATCCTTTAACTTTATTTAATTTTAATTGTGGTAATGTACTTAAATAAATTTTATATTCATTACCTTGAACATTATATGGTGCTAAATATGGTTTTTTATCACTATATGAAACTCTAATTTGAAATTCACCCAACCAACCATCAACTGTTACAACATCACCAATTACAAGTTTTTCAAAATTATCATCCTCCTCTATTCTTGTTATTGGTTGTCTTTTTTTCTTATCGAGTTTATATTGTTTTTTTGTTTTAAATTTGTGACCAATCTCACTAGGGTATTTAGACTCCTCATTAACATCTTCAACATCACGTTTAAACATTTGTATTGCTATTTTTTTTAATGATGCAGCGTATTCTGGGGTTGCTTTAATACTATTATCGGTTATACATAAATCAAGCATTTCTTTTGCCCTTGAGATATAGAACCTTTTCTTTTCACCACTAATTGTATTATACTGTGAATTTAGTAAATCAGTATTATTTAATAACTCAGTATTATCAGGTTCTTCAGTAACAATATCTTCTTGTTTATTTTTTGATAAATAATCAATATATTCGTCAATTTCATCAACATCACTATTGTTTTCTATATCATCAACACCCTTATTATCAATATTATTCTCGGAACTATCAAAATCAACATAATTTTTAACAAATTCAGTTATTTTATCACCATTTTGACTATTAAATCCAGTTAATTCTTCACCAACCAAATTAACATCAGAACCATTACTAAATTCAACCAATTCAGCATTATTGATTTTAAATACACCATCAATATCATCATCAATAGTGTTAA